TCTTTAAAAGTTCCATTAACTGTATCTAGAGCTTTAACAAGTTTTTTATTTTTCATTAAATCTTTTTTTAACTTGTCGATTGCCTTTCCATCAAATGATGTAAGATATACAAACTGTTTTTGCCCTCGACCATCTACTTCAAACTCAACTTTATGTTTCTTTGCTAACTTTTCTATAGCTTTGGCGGCATTTTTTCTAGATTTTGTATCTCTTAAAAGACCTAAAGTTTGGTGAAGACCTTTCTTGTCATTCCATGGTTGACTGTATGGTATAAAAACTTCATTAACCGTCTCGCCATACATTGCTTTGAATTTCTTAGTGTGTTTAGATGGTTTTGTTTTCTTTAATTTACCTGTCTTAGGGTCTTTATCACCTGGTGCAGGTTTGTAAGCGGCTGGATTATCATCAGACATACTTGCACCTCTCTTGAAGTGTGCATCTCTGGCATCTTTCTTGTCTTTCTTTACGCCTGAATAATATTTTTTAGGTTGAGTTCCTTTTTTATCATCGACATCGGGGTCTTGTGCGACTCTGCGTATTTTCTCTCTTATTAAGTCTAATCTGTCCATACTACTATTTATTCTTTTTTAAATTTAATTGTGCCTCTTTCCATGCAATTGCATTTTTATTACCAGGAAATGAAGAAACCCATGTCATCATCTTAGAGTATAGTCTAGTAGTTTTCTTCTCTAACGCATCTAAAGTATCGTCATTTGTGATTGTCATAAAATCTTTACCAAATAATGTCTTCATAGTTTTCATATTCTTTTGCACTTTTTCCCACTCTGCTTGAACAATATCAGGTGCGAGTTTTCTAGGTCTTGCCTCGTTTCTCTGTTGTGCAAACTCTAAACTTGTATTTACAAAAATCATTTTAGATTCATAACCTAATGCATCTAACATTTTTTTGTAATTTTTAATTTTAGTTGTGTTTGCAGATGTTGTATCAAAGATAACACCTAATCGACCTGCAAGATAACCATCTAACATTTTTGCAGTCAAAGTTTTTGCCTTTCCTCTGATAGGTTCTTTGACTGGTTCAGGTGTCTTTCTTAAATCTAAACTGAGACCTGCCTTTTTCAAACCTATTTCAAATGCTCTATCTGAGTTTACCTTTTTTAAACCTAGAGTTGCTAGTGATAGACCGTCAACGACTGTAGATTTACCAGAACCAGGACCACCCATGAGAAATACTGCCTTAAAAATACCTGGGTCATAAACACCCTCTGTAATTAGATCTTCCATCATATATTGTGGTAAAGTGCCTTCTGCGATGCCCATACCCTTACGCACATCTTTATACAATTGTTGTGCCTCTCTAGCATTTCTGGTCGGCACACCATCTCTAAATGAATCAAAATCACCTTTCTCAGCGGCTGCTCTCATCTTACTTGCACTCATGCCTGATACATCACTCGCATCTGCATCTCTTTCACCTGCACTTACTATTTCTATATTGTTAAACTTGTAAAAACCATGACGACCTTTTACTGAATTATATTTCTTTAGTAATGTATCAAACTCTCTAATTCTATCTGACCCTACAACCATATAGATATCTCGATACCCTTGATTGTATAATGCAGTTGCAATATCAAATACAGTTCTTGCACTCACATCTGGCACACCTATCTTTTTACCAAAAAACTTTCTGAGATATTTGACTTTGACTTTGTGTGGTAAAGGATTCTTTTTCTTATCGTTAGAATGTGAAGTAAATATTAATGGGTCACCACCTGCCGTTCTTGCAACTTTTGATAATCTATCTGCCAGTTTTGCATGACCTGTCGTGGGTGGGTTGAATCGACCAAAAGAAAAGACTGCTGGTCTATCTTTTGCTTCACTTAAAAATTTTGTAAATGTTTTCATGAGTTTTGTGCCCTATCTATTTGTGCCTTTGTGGGTGCACCTTTCTCACCTTTCTTTCTCATTCTTTCACCAGAACCTTGTTTGATTCTCTGTCTTTTTTTATGAATATTTGCCCAAAGACTTTCGTTTTTCTCTTTTGTCTTTTTCTTCATCTTTTCGATATATTTTCTATAAACAGCTGCCTCTGCCGTTTTACCCATTTCTCTTGCTCTTTGTTCCATCGCAACAGCGGCCTGTATTTTATGTGCATGTTTTCTGCCTGAGTTTTCTATCTTTTTGATACTCGCTTCGGCAGTCGCAACATCTTTAAAACCTAGACCATGTATTGTATCTTTAGGATTCTCATCTGTATATAAATCAGAATGTTTCTTAGAATTTGCAGGCTGACCTTTCTTTCTAGGTATTCTAGGGTTATCTTCTTCTGTATATTCTTTAAATGACTTCATTTGTTCCTTACATTTCCTATTGCATCTGTATATGCAAGTGTTAATGGTAATAATTCTCTTATGGGTAAATCTATCTTCAAACAGTTGACTTTGATTTTTGGATTAATAAGAACTGTTGTTAAAAATCTGTGATGACCATCTATGATTCTATTATCTTTTGATACTACAAAGTTATTGTTCTTAGATGTTAAAAAGTTTAGAGATGATTCTACACCATCTTGTGATAATTTTTTGATTGATTTATCAAAGTATATCTGTGCCTGTATGGGTTTTAAATTACCAACTGGAATCTTTTCATTTGATACTTTTACTACATCATCTTTTGGGTCACCGTCTGCCTTTGCAAGACCACTTCGCATCCAAATATCACCTGTTTTTTTATTAAGACCTTGTGGATATGGGTCATCTGGAAGATTATTCTTTGCAAAAGGTTTACTTATATCAATAGTGCCTTTTGATAATCTTGTTTGTAATTGTCTAACATCATTGTTAGTAATAACAGGCATGTCTTTTCTTCTTGCAAATCCTAATCTAGCACTTTTTTGTGCAAGATCATAATTCTTATCAAAGTTAGGCATTTGTTTTTCAAAGTCTTTAAAACCATTTTTTCTAAACATCTTTTCTGCATAGTCTCTAGCAATCATTACAGAAGTGCTAAGTAATTCTAATTTACCTGCTTTTGCACCGCCAGCTTCTACAAGTATGTTTGTATATTCGTCTGTTATATGTTCTAAAAAACTCTTCATTATTTGTCCCAATTTTTAGCAACTGTAAAGTTATTTAGTGAGAACTCCATACGATCTACTAACTTCACTGCCTTTCCTTCTTTATCAATCGCAACATATCCCTCTGGATTTACAGTCTTTAGTCCTGTATCTGTTCTTACAAATGTGCCAACTGATTTTGCTTTATTTAAACCTTTTATTACTACATCTTTTGCGACCACTAATTGTGTTTGAAAGATACACAATGCATCTATGAATACTTTTGCACTCATCAATTCTCTTCTGAGTTGGTCACCCATTTTTCTTTTCATCTCTTTTGTTTTTTCCATTTTAACTTTCTTAACTACTTTATCTCTCCAGTAGTTATCAAAGTATGAGAGATATTTTTTATATGATAAATCAAATTTACCTTTTCTAATTTGTGTATTCACATAAGTTTTATATGTGGCACCTGCACCTTTCTTTGCAATAGTCTCTTGAACTTTCATAAATTTTTGTAATGCAGGTCTCTTAATTTTTTGAAATGCTTTACCTGTTTCTGATAGGGCTTTTGTTAATGCAACAGTTTCTTTTGCAGTTAGTGTAGAATTACCCGATACATCTTTGTATGATGCATCATCTAACCAGATATCGGATGAGGCTCCAAGTGTTGAAATATCTACGCCAAAACTGGCACTTAAATCTGCAATGGTGCCACCAGAATATGATGTATGAAATACTATTCCGTATTTTGCGTTGTCAATTGTTTGACCTAATTTACTATCTTTTTGTATTGCATATAGTATTGTGTTAGGTTGAAATGTGATATAGTCTACATCGTCTATTGTTTGTTCTTTCTTATCACTATCTGTAAACATTAGATCACCTTGAAATATCTTATCACCCCATGATAATTTTGATAGATACTTATATGATTCTAAGAACTTGGTTTCTAGATCACCAGATAACTCTGATGCGTTTTTGATTTCTGATTCTGATGTGTAGAAAAGTGGTTCTTTATTGA